GAAGAAGATAAAGAAGAAGATAAAGAAGAAGATAAAGAAGAAGAAGAAGATAAAGAAGAAGATAAAGAAGAAGATAAAGAAGAAGATAACAATATAGATGAATACGAAATAATTGAAGACGAAGAATAAAAATATTAAAATTCGTTATAAAAAAACTTTATATAAATAAAATATTAATGAATACCAATACATATAAAAGATTACATGATATCAGAGATGGTTTTTATTATAATCCAACAGTGATTAATGTTGAGAATTTTCAAAATTCAAATACACGATTAAGTAATCATACACCAAATCAAAATGTATCATATATAGACAATTTACATCGGGTAGAACATTTTCAAAATCCAAATACACGATTAACTAATAACATGCTAATTCAAAATGTATCATATATAGATGACTTACATAGGATAGAACATTTTGAAGAAACTAAAAATCCTAACGAGAATAAAGATGATCTTTCTTTCAAAACGGATACCAAAACTTTAGAAATGAAAATAGAAACATCGGAAGGAATATTATCTTCACCCGATATTTTTGGTCCTCCATTTTGGTTTACATTACACGCTTCTTCAATGTCATATTCTTTCAATCCTACTCCTATTATTAAAGAAAAAATGCGAAATTTCATAATAGCTATTCCAGTTATACTTCCATGTAAAAATTGTCAAGAACATGCAACTGCTTATATAGAAAAACATTATAATGAAATAGATACTGCTTGCAGTAGTCGTGATTCTTTATTCAAATTTTTTGTAGATTTTCACAATGAAGTTAATAAAAAAAAAGACAAGCCAGTTATGTCATACGAAGACGCTTATAAACTTTACAGTGGAAAAGTTAAAATCACTAAAATAACATATACTTAAATATTACTTTACACCCAAATTTTTAATAATGATAAACTTATATTTGTACCTAGTTATTATTTTATGTTTATGCATATCGTGTATCCGTAAAAGTCGAGTTTTGAAATTTAAAGTTTTCATTTCAATAGATAAAATGAAAACTTCATATATTCATAATTATGTTAATGTAATAGATGATACTACTTTCGAAATACAGAATCAAAATATTAATATAGAAATTAAAAGTCCTTCTTCCGAAAATGTTGGTGTTATGATAGTAGGTTTATGTGGAAACAATGGTTCTACACTGACCTCTTCTTTAATAGCCCATAATAATAAAATATCATGGGAAACTAAAGATGGAACATATAACATTGATTTTTTAGGTTCGTTGTATGAATATGGAAATATTCACATTGGTTATCATAATAATAAACCATTTACTAAACTTATAAAAGATATGGTTCCGTTTGTAAAATTAAATCAAATTGTTGTAGGAGGATGGGATATATGCGAAGAGAATCTATACGAGTCTTGTAAAAATAATAGAGTAATTGACAAATGTTTGCTTGATCAATTAAAAAATGAGTTGGAAATGATTGAACCAATGAAATCTGTATACTATGAAAACTTTATAGCAAAAAACCAATCAGAAAGAGCGAAAAATATAATGAAGAATAATAATAAATGGGATGATGTTCTAAATATAGTAACCGATATAAATAATTTTAAAAAACTAAACAACATTGATAAAACTATTATTGTTTGGTCCGCATCAACTGAAAAATTCACAAAAGATTGGGTATGTCCAGATGATTTAATTAAAGATATTAAAAATAATTCAATTGATGTATCACCCTCTATTATTTTCGCAGTTGCTTCATTAGTTTCTGGAAGTATTTTTATTAATACTTCACCGCAAAATACAATATCTAAAGCAATTTTAAAATTAGCGGAAACCTATAATACATTTGCATGTGGTTCAGATTTAAAAAGTGGACAAACAAAACTGAAATCCGTTCTAGTTGATTATTTAGTTAGTTCCGGGCTAAGACCTTTAAGTATTGTATCATATAATCATTTGGGTAATAGAGATGGTATGAATTTGGACGAAAATCCACAATTTGAAAGTAAAGAAAGAACTAAAAGAAATGTTATTGACGATGTAATAGATGAAAATCCGAACTTATTTAAAGGAAAGCGACCTGATCATTCAGTTGTTATAAAATATATCCCAGCTGTCGGAGATACTAAAAGAGCTATAGATGAGTATTTTTCAGAATTATTTTTAGGTGGAAAAAATATTTTATCTATATATAACTTATGCGAAGATAGTTTGCTTGCTGTTCCAATAATTTTAGATATTATATTATTTTCAGAACTATTTTCAAGAGTTTCATTTACGTTAGAAAATGGCGTTATAAAACATTTTAATTCAGATTTATCGCTTTTAAGTTTCTTCTTTAAAGCACCAACCGATAACGAAAAAGAACCCGTTGTAAATTCATTTTTTAAACAGTTATACGCAATTAAAAATTTTATTAAAATTTGTAATGGAATTCCAATTACAGATTTCACTAATTTACACCTAAGATTCTAAAATTTTATATTTATTAAATATAAAATTAATATAATTTATTCATTCATTTATTCATTTATTCATTTATTCATCTCCCTTCTTTTTCTTAACTGTAACTACTTTCTTCTTCTTTGGGATTTCTTTAATGGTTTCTTCAACCGTTAATTCTTCTTCAACTTTTAAATCATCGTCTTCGTCGTCACCCTTAATACTACTTCCATCGTTAATATTGTCATCGTCGTCGTCCATATTCATAGGATTAGAAACTGATGAATTCATAAGATTACTAACTCTTGCTGCTGGTCTAGATAATAGTCTTTTTACACCTGAATTAACTAGCTTGACTTCAGCTTCATAAAGCTTAATCTGTAAAGAAGTCTTCAAACTACCTAGATATAAAGATTCAATCTTTACAACAGCCTTGACATAACAGTACTTTCCAATCAGATCTAAAGGTTTATACGATTCACCTGACTGACTATCAAAAAATTCTGTTATAATCTTATTGATACCATTCTTTTTTGACATGATTAATTTAGCATAAAGTGTTTCGGTTGCTCCCTTTGCAATTTCGCCTTCGTCGTCTCTCTTGCAATAAATAGGATTTAACTTACGAAGGTCACCCCTTTCTAAATCTTTCATCTTTAATTCCTTTTTATTTTCTAATAAATAATCCTTGCACTTTTCTACTACATTATTAAGAGTTTCGATAAATTCAAGTTCTTGTTGCGAAGGGCTATCTCTTGACTTTAGACATAAAGCCATAGTATAACCATTGATTTTTCCAGTAGTCTTATCGGTATTTTCGCTTACACCAAAAGAAAATAATTGAGTTGTTTCAAAAACTAATTCTCCTTCAGTTCCATCAGAATTCTTAGTCCCTAAATTAATTCTCTTACTTATCATTCCAGTATCACCTATCTTAGAAACTTGAACTTTACTAAATGTCATATTTTCAGTATTATAGCCGGAGGCCGAACTTAATTGTGTATTTTCCATCTTTTTATTATATCCTGTTTTATTTTTAAATAAGAATTAATTAAATTCAATTTTATTTTTCTAACATAAATTAATTTAAAAAATTAATTTTCAAATTTAAGGTATTAGTCAGTCTGATACTAGCTGTAAGTCTTTTTTATAACATAAGTATGTGTGAATTCCATTTTATATTTACATCTACGTTTTAAGCTAACATAGGTAGCACGCCATTGTTATTATTACTATCATTATCTTCTTCATTATCTTCTTCATTATCTTCTTCAGTTTGTAATACTTTTTGTTCTATTTCTCTTGACAATTTTTCATATCTCTGTTCAAGTATTTTATATTCTTTATCCAATTTCTCATCTTTAATTTCTTTTTGTACTTGATTTATTAAATTTTCAACTTCTTTATCTATGTACACACTTCCGGTGAATTTATAGTTAATAGATATAGGTTCTTCTTCTTTTTTACTATAAAAAAAAGTTGGTATTTCATAAATAAAATTCATTATAGATTCAATATATTCCATTTATTATATGATCTTAAAATAAAATTGAAAAATAATAATTACATATACAGTTAAAAAATGATGATAGTAAATTATAATTTTGAAGATAAAAACAATGACAAATTAATAATAATAAGAATAGAAACTGAAAATCTATTATATGTATTTGATTTTTCTTTAGATACAAATATTACGGCGTTTTTAGAATTTGTTAGAACAATAAATTCTGGAACAGACAATAAACTTACTATTGAAAACGAAGAAGAAATTGTACTATTGACATACAAGTCCGGGGTATTTCATATACAGTGTAATGAAAACTCACTTTTATATATAAAAGATTCGTCGACGATAATTCAGACTTTCAACGATATATGTAATGATATATGTAATAGTACAATATAAACTGTAATTAAACTTATAAATTATTTATATATTAGTATTTTTTAATATAAATAATTTAAAATTTTATTTTATTAAAATAAAATGAACGTATTGGAGAAACAAATTAAAGATATGTATACAAAAGTATTTTATGAATCTATAGATGAGACAATTAACTCAGAAAAACCAGATTATGATTGGATTGTATCATTATATACAGAAATTAAAGGGCGTTTAATTAAGTTTATTAAAAAAGATTCTAGTGTTTATAAGCAAATAGATTCACAGTTTGATATTGATTTATTTAGACAAATGATTGAAAATGATATATTTAATAATGTAGATTTAATGAAACTAATAAACACAACTTTCGAATGGATAAAATTCTTAGGAGCGCCTACTAGAGATGAACTAGCTGATCAAGCTAAAATGAGAATTTTAAGTTCTGAACATAATAAAATAGTATCAACTTTTATAAAAGAAGTGAACACATGCATTGACTATATTGACGAAGATATAATCAATTTTATTAAAGAAAACAAAGGATTATAAATATTAAACTTATATAAGTTTAATATTTTATAACTAAAAAATATTTATTTGAACAGACTTTGAAAACTAACTGGTTTGTAATTAATAGATTTTAAGATTTTATTTGTACTTATATTATATACAACATAGTGTTTTTCATCAGGACTTAATCTATAAGATGGAGAGTCATATCTATCATCATTTTTATAAGATTCTACAGTTTGCAGCGCTTCTTCTTCTGTTAAACATAACTTGCTCATATTAGATCTATGTACCAATTCGAATGCCTGGTCTGCGTCGATACCAAATGCGCTATAAGCTCCGTAAACAACATATAAAATATCACTCAATGCATCTACTGTTTCAATAAAATCTTTATTTGTTATAGCTTCATTTAATTCTTTGGTTTCTTCATTAATCAAAGAAAGTCTATATTTTACTAAATTTGGATTAGTGTCAAATAAATCTGATTGAGGTTTGGAATTATTTGTTACACCGAATGCAATATTGAACTCATTTAATACTTTTTGAAAGTTTGTTAATGACATATCTGGTTTTAAAATACAAGATAAAAATATAAATTCAATTTTAAATTTTATATTTGTTAATTTAAAATATATTTTTTATTAATAAATGCCAGTCAAAATTAAAGAAGCTGAAACAACGGATTATTCTTTTGTTTATTATATGTTTGATTTATATACAAAAACTAACTGCATACTAAAGTATTATACTAATAACGACGATAATTTTGAAGCGAACGAAATAGTGGGTGGTCTATATCTTGGTAACATAAATTCTGTATACGACCTAAAAACTTTGAAAAACATTGGAATTAAAAACATTATTTCTATTATAGCTGGATTCCAACCACCATTCCCAGAACATTTTAACTATCTTGTTATTAATGCACTGGATAACGAAAATACAGACTTAACAAAAAATTTTGAAGAAACAAATAAGTTTATAGAAGAAGCTTTCGAAAACAATGAAAAGATTTTAATCCATTGTATGGCGGGAAGATCGAGAAGTGCTTCCATTGTAATAGCGTATCTTATTAAAGTATTTGGCATAAATGTAAAAACAAGTATAGATATTTTAAAAACAAAAAGAGCTATAATTGAACCTAATAAAAGTTTTATTATTCAATTAGAAAATTACTATAACTCGTTATATAAAATTGAAAATGAATAATAAAAAATAATCTTGTTTTTAATAAATCATGAAGGTGCCTATTAAAAAAGATACTATATTTATATCTATAGCAAGTTACAGAGATGACGTGTGTTTAGATACTTTAAAATCGTTGTTTGAAAATGCTACGAATCCTAAAAATGTTTTTGTTGGAATTTGTCAACAAAATAAACCTGAAGAAGATCAGGATTGTCAATTAAACAATGAAAATAACTGCAACGTTAGAACAATCAGAATACCACATTATGAAGCCAAAGGGCCTACTTGGGCTAGATATTTATGTTCAACTTTATGGAATGGTGAAGAATACTTTATGCAAATAGATAGTCATACCAAATTCGTAAAAGATTGGGATACTAAATGTATAAAAATGATTAAGGATATAATAGATTCTGGAGATTCTAAAAAACCCATGTTAAGTCATTATCCACGTGAAATAACAGATCATGATAATTTCAAAGAATCAGACAAAACTCAAGTTCCAAGAATGTGTAAAGCTTTTTGGAATAATCGAGACATGTTATCGTTCATGGGTGCTGAAATTCAAGATACTCAAGGTAAAGCTTATAAAACACCTTATATAGCTGGAGGAATGATGTTCTGCGATTCTAAGTTTCTTAACGATGTCCCATATGACCCAAATTTGCCATATTTGTTCGTTGGAGAAGAGATCTTACATAGTATAAGAGCATATACATATGGTTGGGATATATATACTCCTACAGAAAATATTGTGTTTCATGAATATACAAGAGCATCAAAGCCAAAAATATGGACAGATAATCCATATTATTCTGATAGTGCAGCATTTGAAAAAGTTAAATACTATATAGGTCTTATAAAAGATGATAGTAAGTTAACACCTGAAATAAAGGTTAATTTAGACAAATATGGTTTAGGTAAGGAAAGAAGTCTACAGGATTTTTATAATTACACGGGAATAGATGTCGAAAATAAAACTGTAAGTACAAACTTTTGTAGACCAGACAATAAAGGAACAGAACATGATATTCAACAGAGTAATGAAAAAAATCATATTAAAGAGAATTTTACATTCGGAAATTTCTTTAAAGACGGAAAATTCACAG